TACTTTTACACCTAATGAAGTTGTTGATGTTGTAAATAATTTACTTACAAATGAGATGTTAGGTTATTTTTATATTGGAGGCATTGGTCGTTATAATACGTTTACGCATTTAGATATTAGGGATTACAAAGCACGTTGGGATAATAGAAAATAAATATGGAAATTAATTTAGTATTATTAGCACCAAACGCAATGTTAGCAGGTTGGCAATATTTTAAACCTGAAAAGGGTTTTGAATTTAAAGAATTTAATTTATTTATAGTATTTTTTCAAATACAATTAAGATGGTCAACAGATGAATAAGATACTAAATTGGTTTACAGGTGGTGTAGTTAAAGAAGTAGGAAAGGTTATAGATAATCTATTTACTTCAGAAGAAGAACGCTTAAAAGCCAAGAATGAAGTATTTAAAGTACTACAAGAACAACAATTAGAATTACAAAAACTACAAACAGAAATAATATTAGCAGAAGCAAATGGTAATTGGTTACAAAGAAGTTGGCGACCAATACTAATGTTAGCTTTTGGATTTATAGTTATTTATGTAAAGTTTATTGCACCATTATTTAGTTTACCTATTCCACCTTTAGAGAATGAATTTTGGAATCTTTTACAATTAGGTATTGGTGGTTATGTGGTTGGTAGAAGTGCTGAAAAAATAGCAAACAATATTACAATTAAAAAATAAACATAATTATTCTTTGATACAAGTAAATGTTTTTTGATAAAGATGTTTTGCTAATATTTTTTGATAAATATATATTTATTTGTTTAAAGCCAATTATTAAAAAGTAATGCTTTAGTTTTATTATGTTGTAAATTTACAGGTTTAATTTTTGGAAACGGTTATATTTAACAATTACTAATTTTATACTTATTAACAAACCTTATTTAGTGGGCTTGTAAACAACTTTATTGTTTGTATTGTAAATGTATGTTGTATATTTACATAAGAGATTGATTACCTCTTTTATTCCTTGTTTTTATTCATAACTTGTTTTTTTAAATAGAGGTCAGAAATGGCTTCTATTTTTTTTTATATTTATTTTAACAAAATTTTAACATTTCAAATAGTTGATAAACTAAAAAGGTATTGTAGATTTGCAACATAATCAAAAGCAAACGATATGAAAGAAACATTAGGATTACTTATGGACTACGCAAACCAATCAGATAACTTATGGTTATCAAGAAAAATGCAAATACTTGAAGGGCAAATTGAAATTGAAATCATTAATGCTGAAATAGGGATTTTAAATAAACTAAATAATTAATTATGAAAGTAAATCAAACCGCTTGGGATAATTTAAAAAAGCAAATAGAAATGCACTTAAAAGAAGACCCAAATTTAACAGATATTAAAATAAATTACCAAATGAAAATACCAACTTTTGGCACAAGAAACTTTTTAAACTTAAATGTTTCAATTAATAAATAAATTTTAACTATATTTACAAAAACAAATAAAATGGATAAATTAAATAAAATTCAAGCAGAATTAAAAGCACCTAAGAACCAAAGAAATAATTTCGGTAAGTATAATTACAGAAGTTGTGAAGATATCTTAGAAGCAGTTAAACCGCTATTAGACAAGTATAACTGTACATTAACAGTATCAGATGAAATAAAGCAATTAGGCAGTATTATATTTGTAGAATCTATTGCAGTAATATCTGACGGAGAAAACCAAGTACATACAAAAGCACAAGCAGGTATTGACCCAAATAGAAAAGGTATGGATATCGCACAAAGTTTTGGTAGCAGTAGTTCATATTCAAGAAAGTACGCTTTAAACGGCTTATTTTTAATTGATGATACAAAAGATGCTGATAGTACAAACACACACGGTAAAGCACCTGCAAGTAAAACTACAACAACTTTAGAAAACAATAAGGATTGGCTAAATAAAGGTACACCTGAATTTACAAAAGTACAAGCATATTTAAAAGGTGGTGGTACACTTGCAAACGTTGAAAAGAAATACAAAGTTTCAAAAGAAACAAAAGAATTATTAACTAAATAAAAATAAACCAATTAAAATTAGAATTATGAGCAACAAAAGTTATTTATTAGGAGATGTAGAATTGCATTTAGAAGAAATTAAAAAGTTATCTCAATACTTTGAGAGCATTTTAACTTACAATTCACAAAAGGAGTTAGTACCAAAGAAAGATGAAAATGGTAAAGAGTTAAAGAAACTTAAATTAAACTTTTCAATCTTTGAAGAAGGAAACTACGGTAAAAATGTTTCTTTTACAATACCTCAAACAAAAGAGCAAAGAGAAAACAAAGAAAAGAAGCGTTATGTAGCAAACGGAAAAATCTATTATTCTTCTGATGATTTGCAAGGTTTTGTTCAAAAATCAGAAGCAAAAGTTGAAGTTCAGCAAGAAGAAGAAGTTGATTTACCATTTTAACTTTTTAACTAATTAAGTAAAAAAGAGGGTATTCGTTAGGGTTGCCCTCTTTTTTTATTTAAAATTACAAATAAATTTATGTGGCATTATAAAGGCAAACAAATAAAAGATAGAACAGATTTACCAACTGATGCAATTGGATTCGTTTACAGGATACATAACCATCAAGAAAGCAAATATTATATTGGCAAGAAAATACTGCTTAACAAACGTACTAAACCACCATTAAAAGGATATAAAAGAAAGAGGGTTGATTACGTTGAAAGCAATTGGTTAAAATATACAGGAAGCAATGCAGAAACAAAAAAATGGTTAATTGAAGATTGTTACAGAGAAATAGTATACATTTGCTATAATAGAACAATGATGACCTATCACGAAACCGCTTTACAATTTCAAGAAAAGGTTTTAGAAACTGATAATTTTTTAAATGATAATATTTTAGGTAAATTTTTTAAAGCAAGAATAATCAAATACAAAGAAGATGAATCAAAACACAACGACAGATGATAGTAAGGAAGTTAAAAGAATGGAAATGGAGTTGCTTTATAGCGATGCTTATGTTGACATCTCCGAAGAAGTAAAATATCCACCTGTTGCAATTTCTTGCGGTTCTTATTCAGAACAAAATACAGATGGAACAAGTACAGAATACCCAATTCCTATTGGAACTTATGGTAACTTTAGTTTTGTACAAGCACCCCCAAAAGTTGGTAAGAGTTTTTTTACAAGTTTACTAACATCTGCATACTTAGGCGGTGGCAATAAATTTACAGGAAAAATAAAAGGACATAGAAAAGGCAGAAACGTAATTTTTTTAGATACAGAGCAAGGCAGATTTCACGCTCAAAAGGTGTTTAGAAGACCTATAATAATGAATGATTTACAATCAGATGAAAAGTATTACACGTACGCTTTAAGGAATATGAATCCTAGTGATAGAATTGATTTTATTGAATACGTTTTAGAAAACACTTTAGATAGTAAAAATATAGGTTTAATCATTATTGACGGAATTGCTGATTTAGTTTCAGATGTAAATAATTTAGAACAATGTTCTAACGTGGTGCAAAAATTAATGACTTGGACAGATTTATACAAATGCCACATTGTAACCATAATACATTCAAATTACGGTAGCGATAAACCCACAGGGCATCTTGGTAGCTTTTTGGAAAAGAAAGCAGAAACACAAATTAAACTTGAAAAGAATCACGTGAATAAAGGATGGGTAAGTGTGGAATGTAAGAGAAGTAGGAATAAGCCATTTAAACCTTTTAGCTTTTTAATAAATGAAAATAGTTTACCTGAATTTGTTAATGATGACTATGAATTTTAATTATGAAAAAATGTACAAAGTGTAAATTAGACAAGGAAATTACAGAATTTTCAAAAGATAAAACAAGAAAAGATGGATTATTTTCATCTTGTAAGGAATGTCATAAAGAATACCGAAAAGAAAATAAAGATAAAATAAATAAATATCAGAAAGAATATCAGAAAGAATACCGAAAAGAAAATAAAAATAAAATAAAAGAATACTATAAAAAAAATAAAGAACACAAAAAAGAATACTATAAAAAAAATAAAGATAAAATAATAGAACGTAAGAAAGAATACCAAAAAGAAAATAAAGATAAAATAAATAAACGTCATAAAGAATACTATAAAGAAAATAAAGATAAAATAAATAAACGTCAAAAAAATAGAAGATTATCAGACCCATTATTTAAAATGAAATGCAATTTAAGAACAAGAACTTCTCAAGCATTTAAGCATAAAGGTTACTCTAAAAAAACAAAGACGCAAGAGATGTTAGGAGTTGATTGGGAAATAGCAAAGAAGCATATTGAAAGACAATTTACGAATGGAATGAATTGGAGTAATCAGGGGGATTGGCATATTGACCATATAATACCATTGTCATCAGCAAACACAGAAGAACGTTTAAAAAAACTTTGTCACTACACTAATTTACAACCATTGTGGGCAGTTGATAATTTAATTAAAAGTGATGTTATTAACGGACAACAAAATAAGTTTAGATTTTAAATATATTATAGTATATTAGCTATATGGAAAATTGGAAAGAAAAAGATTTATTTGAATGGTTATCAACTAATCATTACGAGACTTTAGTAAATAGTAAAAACCCAATTTCAAGATGGGATTGTTACGATATTGAAACACAAAGCAGAATAGAATTAAAATGTAGGCGTAAACATTACGATACATTAATCTTAGAAAAGAAAAAATACGATGCTTTAATATTAGAATCAAATAAAAACTTAGATATACCAATTTACATTAATAGCACCCCAAGCGGTATTTATTTATTCAATCTAAATGAAATAGATGTTAAATGGTTTACGAAATCATTACCTGCAACAACCGAATTTGCTAAACGTATTTGGATTAAGAAAGAAATTACAGAGTTAGAAATAAACAAGGCAATTAAATTGAAATAATTATGGAAACAATCACATTACTAAATAAAGAGGTTTTTAACAAAGAAGAAATCTTGGTGCAAATGCTAGATGATACATTTTATTATGGTTATTTAGGTAAAAACGCACTATCTTCTTCATCTTGCAAAAGTCTTTTAGAATCCCCCGAAGCCTACGTTGAAATGCTTAACACACCGCCAAAAGAAAAAGAACCACAACCTTTTAGGGATGGCAGATTAATACACTTACTATCTTTAGAACCTCATAGGATTGAAGAACTTACAATTATAGAAAGCACCAAAGGAAGTAAGGCGTATAAATTAGCAGTTGAAGAACAATTACCGCAAACGGTTTACACTTTAGCAGAATTAAACAGATGCAAGGCAGTTGCAGAAGCGGTGTTAAATAATAAAGATTTTAGTAGGTTAGTTAAAGACGCTGAATTTGAAATACCTGAAATAGGCTATTATAACGGTTTACCATTTAGAGGAAAAGCAGATATACTTTTACAGGGAGTTGTGGTAGATTTAAAAACTACAAGTGATATTTCACAATTTTCTGAATCTGCTTTAAAATTTAACTATGACTTGCAATGTGCTTTGTATTTAGAATTATTTGGTGCATTTGAATTTAATTATGTAGTTGTAGACAAGAAAACAAAAGAAGTTGAATTTATTACTTTATCTGATGAATTTATTGAAGGTGGTTATGAAAAGTTAAAAATAGCTACTGATAATTATAACAAGTATATAAATAATAAAGAATATTATGATTCAGCAAGACCAATGCAATAAATTAAATTCTGTAGCTTATAATAGTTGTGTTGATAGTTATTATAAAACAGAAGATAAAAATGATATTTACGAATATTGGCTTTACTTATTAGAAGCAAAAAGATTTTGTGAAGCAAACGGAGTTGAAAAAGCATTGGAATTAATAACATTACTTGAAGATTTAAGTATAAATGGCAAGAAGTAAAAAGTTAGTTGTATTAAACAACTGTAATTATGATGCAATGCGTTATTGCTTCAAAAAGGGTTTTAGAATTTACCCTAAAGTTTCAGGTGCTAAATTTAAAGTAGTTTACGCAATTGGTAATAAAATACAATACTATATGAAAGGAAAAGAATTTGATTCACAAGAATCATTCCAAGCGGTTTGGGATTTATACGCAAAGATATATGAATATGATAAAAAGAAATAAAATATGAATAGTTTAGAAAAATTATTAGAAGTAACAAAAGAATTTAACAAGGAATTAGAAGAAGACGCAAAAAATAAAAGAATTAATATTATTGCTAACCGCAATAAAGAAGTTATTGAAGATAGAAAAGCAATGCCAATATATTCGGGAGTGCTTACTTATTTTCCTGATGCATTAAAAGAAGTATCTAAATGTAGTTTAGCGGGGCAGAAGCAACACAATCAAGGGGATAAATTGTATTGGGACAAAAATAAAAGTACAGACAATGCAGATGCTTTAGTTAGGCATTTGATAGACCACAATAAGAATCCAATTGATGATGATGGTATATTACACCTTGCAAAAGTAGCTTGGAGGTCATTAGCTACATTACAAATATATTTAGATAGTAATAAATAAGACACTATTAGAACACTTATAAAGGATGGCAGTTAGCTATCCTTTTTTTTTGCTTTAATTTAATTAAAATGTTAAAGTTTTGTTAAAATCTGTTAATAGATAGTTCATAAACTAAAAAGAGGTTGTATCTTTGGTGTATAATTAAAAACAAACATATTATGACAACTTCAAAAGATTTAAAAATAGGAAAAACTTTAGTAATGCAAACAGTACAATACGGTCACGTTGTTGAAAGCGGAAATCATAAAATTACCAATGTAACTGAAAAGAATGTAATGTACCTTAAAGGAGAATCTACAAGGTTTCAATATAACAATATGACTATTGATAGATGCTCAATTAAAAATGTTTTAGAGATGTTAAATCAAACTATAGAGGTAAGCGATGACATACAACGCCAATGGTTTTTAAAATAATCAATTAAATAATATAATAACAAAGGGGTGTAAAAACCCCATTAAAACAAACAAGATGGAAAAAAGCAAACAAGACCAAATTTTATCAAACAAAGTACACGCAGTAATTATGTGTATAATAGTAATAATATTAATAACAATAAATGTATAATTATGAAGAAAGTATTAGGGTATTTTCTAGAAGGTATTGTTTATTTTGTAATGACTGGATTAGTTGTTTATATGATACTAATGTTTTTATCAATGATTATTAAACTATTTAAAAACTAATTATGAAAGAAGAAATTAAATTAGCTATTCAATCAATCCAACCATCTTACGAAACAACAGGTAGTTATCGTTATCCGCTTCCTAATGAGATAACTTTGTATTCTGATAGTAGTGCTTATCTTATAGATTTAAACCTCAAAGAGAGCGTTTTAAATGCAGAAATTTGGCAAGGCGAAGAATGGATAGAACTAAATGAGGAAGATATTGATTTTATTTACACTTACTTAAACGGTTTATTAGAAGAAGAAATAGAGTTAACTAAAAGGTATTATGAAGAAGAAAGATACGAAGAACAAACAACTTACTTTATAAGGTAACGGTAGGTATAAGGTTAGTTGCGTTAATAATGACAAACCAAAATAAATAAACAAAAAATAAAATGACACAAAATCAAATAAA